CCTTTTTGTTCACCAAACATTCTAACCTGATTATAATTTTCAAAGGTACTGTTTTTTAAATTTCTTAATCTATCCATAATAAGATAAATTATTCTTACAGGCATTGGTCCACTTCCTGAGCCAAAACTTATTCTTCCGCCTTCTGCCATTTCTGTATCATAAGACTCTAATCCTGTAAGTTCATCAGGTCTTTCTTCTGCTCTCATAGTATCAAGTTTATTTATTTGATTTATTGCTGCAGTATAATTATTACCAGCTTGATTATATAACTCTTTATCAAATTCACCTTCTTCATCTAAAAATAAATTATAAGCATCAGTATATTTTTTTCCAAGAACATTATGTATATTTTCATATTTTTTTCTATTTAATCCACCTGGATCATTTTTATCGTTAAGAGAATTGTATTGTTGTTCAAGAATAGGTAGACGCTTTGATATATCTTTAAGTGTTTGACTTGCAAAACCTCTTGGACCAGCTGCTTCTTTTATTTCTTCTTTTTCAGTTTCTCCAATAATACCAAATGTTGCATTACCTAATATTCTTTTACCAGTTTTTCCAGCCGCGTAATCTGATAATGCAAATGGCGCAGCCAAAGCTACTTCACCTGCTGCAAAATATGGTGTAGCTCTTAAAGCTGGCTTTGCCATTTTTAAAATTTGTTTTGCATTTTTAACACCATACATTTTATTTTTTGCTGGTGCTGACTCTGGTAAAGGTTTTGTTTCTAAAAAATTTAATTGTTTTTTGTAGCCTTCTTCTGCGGAAATTTTTTTTAAAGAATCATCTCCAAAGTATAATTTTTCACCTTCTACTTTAGTATTTATATTATTTTTTGTTAACCAATTTTTTATATTTTTAATTTTAGGATCTTTAATTTTACCATCTTCTTTTTTCCAGTTTTTATTTAACCACATAGTCATTGGAGCTAATACGCTTGAGTTAGTTTTTTTTGTAACAAAAGATTTATTAACGTTGTACTCTATATTTTTGCTGCCAGTCTGTACTTGAGTTTTATGGTCTTCACTATATAAACCGTTCTTTACAAGTTTTTTAATTTCATCGTCTGATATTTTAACTTTTTCTATTACTCCTTTTTTACTATCAAATACAGATTCTAATTGATCCATTAAATTATCTTTTTGTCTAATAGTTTTAACAAGTTTTTTTGGATCTTTTTCAAGAAGATCGCTGTATATTTTATTATAATTTGAAATTTGTTTTTCTAGTTTTTTTTGAATTGGTTTTACCGTTGGACCAGCATCGACTTTACCCTTTTTTATAGTTTCGTTTCTTTTTTCTTTAACAGCGCTTTCTTTAGCAGTTCCTAACAAACCATCAGCTTTTAATTCTTTTCGAATAATAGATGAAAATTCTTTAGCCATGGAAGGTGTTATTCCAAAATCTGCGAATACCTCTGCAAAAGGTCTTAAGGGTTCATATCTTCTAACAAATTTACCGTTTTCTTTTCTATAAAGATTATTTATATGCGCCTCTTTAAGACCTGGGTTTTCAGCAAACGTTTTTTCTGCGTTTTTTATTAAATTAATTTTATCTTGTAAAGTTTTTTTTCGACGAGATTCTGTTGTTAAATTTTCATAATATCTTTGTTTAGTTAATAAATTTTTTCTGTATTGCTCCGGAGTTTTAACTATTGTACCATTTTCAAAATTCTCTCTATTGATAAAATCTAAAGACGAGTCTTCAAGACGTCCACCTATTTTATTTAATGACTCTAGTAGTCTGCCTTTTCTATTGTCTTCTTGAATATCTAAAAGTTCTTGTGGTTTGGGTTGAGGTAAAACTTCTGGCTCGGGTCGAGTTAAATAAGCCATCATTTCATTGTATTCGGCTATCTTCATTAAAGCCCCATCAAATAGTTTAGTCCGCCGCTTGCATTTTTCTTACGACCCTTTGGATCAAAATTTGATAGTTCTACTTTTTGTTTTAAGTCTGCATAACCTTCAGGGTCAGCTTCTCTCATAAAGGTATCAAACTCACCCATAACATTTTCATCACCAATATCTATTGTTCCTTTTTCTTTAATACTTTTTAAAGTTTGAGTTGGTTTAGAAAGTTTTTTAATCTCACGATTTTTTAAAAATTGTCCACTTACAGCGCTATAAGCTTCATCGTATATATCCATTCTTTTCATTTGATCTGCTATGTCTGTTAAATCTCCGCCTTCTGGAATTAAACCTCTTTGAAATGCTATTTCATCTGCTAAAATGTCTGCATCATATTTTAAGTCACCTGTAAAATTACCACCTACTTCATCCATGGCTTTGCTAATAGAGTTATCGGTTCTTTTATTAAAAGCTTTAAACTCTTCTTCTAGTTTTAATTTCTCTGATAAGTTGTCAAAATCTTTTTCCGTTTTGAATGCTTTAAATTTAGAAGGTTCTACTTCGTCAGCAGTTTTCACTGCGTCTTTACCAAGCTTTTTATTTATCTTAGCTATAAGATTTTTTATTCCTCCCCCTTTAAAACCAATACGACCACCTTCAGCTAATCCATCAGGGTCTTTCTTAGGTTCTAGTCCACCTTTTTTAAGAAACTCATCGGCTGCTTCAGATTCATTTCTTGCTGTAAATCTAATTTCTTCTAACTCATCTAACTTATTAAAATCAATATCGTAGTATTCATTTAATAATCTTAAAGGATCCATCTTAGGGTCTGCTCCTTTGTCTAAATCCATTTTGTTCTCTAAACTTTTTCTAACATCATCGGGTAATTTTATTTTAGTATCTTTTAATAACATCTGTCTAATAATAGGTCTTCTGTAAGATTCTATGTTAGCGCTGTATTCTCTTGCTTCTCGTTCCGTTAATTTAGCAATGTCTTCTTCTAAATTAGCAGAAGCTTTTGTATCTATTTGAGGAGCTCTTTCTTTTAAAGTCATAATACCCTTATCATCTATTTTTTTACCTGTACCTATATCTATAATTTCAGCTTCAGGTTTTGGTTTCATAGAATCAACCATACCTTGTGTTGTGCCAGTCTGTCTGTTCTTAGCATCTAAAAGTCTTTTGGCATTAGCTTCAAAGTTTGCAATCTCTTGTGGGTTCTTGTTACTTAGAGCATACGGTCCATACTCATTAATTTTCTTTTCAATATAAGCTAACGCTTTAGGATCATTAAATGCATCATCAGAATATTCTTTAAAAGGACTGTCTTTATCCATTCTAATAGGTTTAGCAACATTAGCTCTTGTACCCATAATCTTGTTTAGGTAACTCTTACCAAACAGTCTTTGTAATAATTGTAACATTAATAATAAATCCTTTTCCTTTGAGGTTGTACCTCTTCTTTTTCATCGTCAGGGTGTAATACAAAGCCACCTTGCCTAAATCGCATGATCGCTTGTGTCGTTGAATCTACAAGGTCGTCATGATCGCCAAACGGGAATGCCGCACACTCTTCAATCACTTCTTCAGAGAATTCCTGTTCGGGAGCCCATATCATACCAGATTCAAATAAAGGTGCAACTGAATTTACTCTAGTGTGTTTGTCTTTACCTTTTGACGGCGTAAAATTAACAACAGGTATTCCCATTTTTCTAAGCTCATCTGTTAAAGGTTGACCTGATGCTTTAGCCTCAATAATAACTGTATCAGGATCCCAATACTTATATTGATCCATAGCCACTTGTTTTAGCTCTGGAAAATCGTATCTGCCTTTCTTGGCATCTAACAACAACAAACTAGCAGGTGCATCATCATTTAAATAAAACACACCCCACGTTGTAATAGCTGAGTAGTCGGCATTTTCTTTTTTAGAAAAAGCTGTATCGTAAGATTGTATCACGTGCTTTAATGCAGGGATCCAATCCTTCTCCCAGATCTGCCACCATTCTCTTTTGATGATTGCTCCTTCTTCTGAAGTTGGATTCTGCATATACTGTGCATTCCATTTTTGTAAACTGACAGATGCTTTGACACCTTCTAATTCTTCTAACTTCCAATACTCTGGCCATAGAGGTTTGTTGCTTGGAAGTATGGCTGGAAATTCTACTACATCCCATTGGTCAGCTTTAGGCTCTCGCTGCGCGCCAAGTAATCTCCCTGTAAGATCTTTTGTATTCCATCTTGTCATAACAAGAACAATTGCACCGCCTGGCTGAAGTCTTTGACGAGGACCTGAGGTGTACCACTCGTAAGCTCTATCCATAGCGTCTTTGTTCATAGCGTCTTGCTCTGAATGCGGGTCATCAATGATAAGTAAATCTGCGCCCCGTCCAGTAATTGCTGAACCGACACCGGCTGCGTAATACTCTCCACCACCTTGTGTCTCCCATTTACCTGCGGCTTGCGAATCTTCTCTAAGTCTAGTTTGAAATATTTGTTGATATTCTTCTGAATCAATTAGTGCTTTTGCTTTACGCCCGAATCTAACGGATAGCTCTGTGGTATTGGTTGACTGAATTATTTTTAACTTAGGATTTCTACCTACCATCCAAGCGGGCAGCAGGAAGCTAGCGAACTCAGACTTTGTATGTCTAGGTGGCATATTGATTATCAATCTTTTTAATTTGCCTTCAGCCAGCTGATTAAATTTTTCAGCAACAATTTTGTGGTGTGATCCTTCAATGAATTCAGGCCACATATGTTTTACAAAAGCCATAAAGTCAGAATGTATTTTACCTTCTTTTTTCTTTTCTTCGTACTGTAAGAAAGTTTTCATGAAGTCCTTACGGACATCAGGGGGTAATTTTTTTATTTTATCTATATCAATTTTCATTTCGAAATATTTTTCTGCAAAATTTTTTAGGATTAATTTTGTAACCTAACAAGTATTTACTGTATATGAATATACAAGACTTAGCAATATATGCCACCTGGTGGGACCCCTTATATACTATATATAAATTAATCTTATTATAAGAAAAGAAATTTGCAAGTGGCTTGGTACCTCTATTGATGGGAGCGGGAGCGAAGCGACCGCGAAGCGCGGCGCCCGTTAGGGCGCCTCGTTGTATGATTGTTAGTCTAGTAATGTCCTGTATGCTTTAGGGTTAAGCCTACTAAACTTATCTAAACCCTGTTGCATTAATTTATATTCCTCTCTCTTCTCAAATGCTAAAATCATATGATAATGTATTGATTCACTTAATGTTAACATTGCTGATTGACCTGAGGTAGGGTTAGTGACTTTGATGTCTCGTTCTTCTTTTTGTGGTTTCATATTTGCTTTTGCATCTTTGTATTCTTTAGTTCCGTCTACATCATTATACATTTTATCTATTAATTGTTTCATATATATATGTCCTTTCTATATCCCTTATAATCCTATTCTGCCTGTGTGTCAACCTCTTATATGTACCATAACAGTATTACAACTGCTCCTATTATTCCCACTATAAGTTCTATACCTTCCATTTATTCCTCTCTTTCAATTCCCATATTTTAACTTCGTAATGTCGTTCCATTATTATTGAAACAATAAATAATAAAAAGCCTATGATCATAAACCCTAGACCAATATATAATATTAAATTGTAATCAATCATATTCTAACCTTTGCGTTGCCCGTTGCCATTCTCCAACCGTCTGCGTCTAAATCCCAATAGACTAAGCAAGGTGTTTTATCTTTTGATGTAAATGATTTGCCTTTAGTTCCGTCAGGTTTATCATACTGTCCTTTCCTCGTTATAAAAGCCTTATGCTTTTTTGCGAAGTAAGTTATAAAAAATGTCCCTGTATTTTGCATTGTGTCCTTTCTGTTGTTATAGGACTATCTTATATGGGATAGTCCTATATGTCAAGTCCTTAGTTAATGGCTATCTGCAATAATTGTTCTGGAATAGGCAGTTTAATACTTGCCTTACTCATCTCTTTTTGCAACGCCTTAACTGTGTTGTTTATATCTGCCCCAGTATGTACAACTAGTTTGCAATTATCTTGCATGTCTTCAAGCTGATTATATATGGCATGATTTTTTTGTATGTGCTTCTTGGCTTCTTGATAACAAACCTCATCTAGCTTAGAAGTAAAGTAGTTTGCGGTGTCTTCTTTAGTTGTAAAGCTATCAAAATCCGTATCCCACTTCCTTGCTTTGTTATAGTGATTAAGTTTTCTTGACAGTTCGTCTGCAACATCATTACACTCTCTAAACAATTGGTTTTCGGTATGTTGCATAGTTTGTTTAAAGTCGTGGTATTTTTTACTTGCTACCTCAACTTTTTTAAGCAGTTTCTCAATGCCTAGTTTTTTGGCAAAATGTGGTTTTTGTTTATCTGCTAACTTGTTTGCTTCCATTGATATTTCTGTATCAACAGTTTCTTTTCTATCGCTAAACTTAGAGTTTATTAATTCTTTAAAAAACTCTAATTCGTTGCTTCTGATTGGTTTCATGTTTTTGTATCCTTTATTATTTATTATTAATTATCCTACTTTATCCTATTGACATTTGATCGTCAATGCTTATATTAAATTAAGTATTAGAAGTTAATAGCTTCTAGTCCTTTCGGGTTTAGAGGTCTGCCTCCCTTCAACACGGTTTCAGACCCTTGAGCCCAGATCCAACTGAAAACGAGATCTTGAAAGTCGACAAGGGCGTAGGTTGGATCTGGGGTCAAGAAATGCGCGAACGGCGAGCTTGACCAAAAAGGCGATACAGTAATCCTGTTACAACGTTAAATCGTTGGCTAAAGAACTGAAGTAAACTTGAGCCCAGATCCTCTGGCGAGGTGTTGTGATAGGTAGATATACCAGAGCAATTAACCACCATTCTAGAGCAGGGGATCTGGGGTCAAGTTGCCAAAGTATAGTGCGAGTGTGAGTTGGACTCTGCGTTGCATTAGGGCAGATGCCCAAAATTATACTCTGGGTGCGTATCGGGCACGATACCACCAAACTTGAGCCGTGAACCGCTATTGCGAGCAAAGGGGGTAATGGTATGTACATACTATCCCGAGTGATGGCGGTTCGCGGGTCAAGTTGCTGGCTGGTCTGCTGAAAAATTACAAGCAGAGACCGAGATAAAGCGACGGGGTCGCAAAGCCCTGTTTAAGGAACCAGACTTCGGACGGCAACAAGACCACGGTCAAGTTAAGTGTATAGTCGCGTAGCTAGCTGAAAAGCGTGGGCTATCTAACTTGACCACGGTCAAGCAACAAGCGTGACCTAGGCTGAGATGAGGGGTCATCGATATACTAGTAATCTAGTTATGTTCTCTCTCAGTGCTTGACCAAACTTGAGCCGTGAACCCCCGAATAAATAGGGGTAGTGCCATACATAGTTAGTAGCTGTGGTATCGTACGGGGTTCGCGGGTCAAGTAGTAACGAAAGTTATGTGCTGACAGGTATAAAGATGATCACGAGCAAGATGGATGACCATTTACTTGACCACTTTAGAATGATTCTAAGTTGCAAGCTTCAAGCGGCGAGCTTCAAGCAGCAAGCAGCTTGACAGCATCCTGGTAATAGGATAGTATAGGATATAAACAGAAAGGTATACAATGGACACAACACA